GGCGTTCCCTTCGGCTCCTGCTGCCACCACTCTTTGATGGTCGCAGCCGAACCGATCGAAGAAACGGCATCCTTGACAGCACGAAGCGTGCCTTTCTTGCGCTTTTCGCGCACAACGTTTTTCAAGACGCTGCGCTTCAAAGCAACGGGCCACGAATCGCGCCAGACGCTCGCATCCCACCCGTAGGCGACATGGTCGAGCTGCGTGCTCGTGAGTTTGTCAATGCTGACGTAGATCGACGGAAGATCAACCGCCGCCGTCATATCGAGCAACTGCTTGTCAAGCGCCGTCGCGCTGTGCTTGACGTTGTCGTCTTGAGCAATTGAGTCCGGAAGTAAGTCGCTCAGCCTTACGTCCGCGAGCCCCTTACTCATCCTTGTAGCCCTCGTAAACGATCTTCACGCCAGTGCATTGGGCGACCTGGTCGCTTTCGAGCTTCTGGAAGTCAACTGGCTTCATCGTCGGGTTGTCGATGCGCGAAGCTCCCGCCTGCATGACGTACTGAATGAGCCTTGCAGGGAGAATGTCGCGACCGATTTTTCCTTGCTGCCACACGCGGTATTTTTCGACCGCCCTTTCGACATCAGATTTGATCTGCTCGGCGCGCGAACTGTCCTCGCGACTGATCCAGTAGTGAATCTCGAGCTCGTAATTCACGGCCTTCGGCGCAAGCACCTGAACGAAGTCCGTGAGAGGTCGACGCGTTTCATCACTCAAGTACACATCGATCTGCTCAAGCGTTTCTTTGGAAGGCAATTCGCCGCCCGCAAGAAGCACATAGACATCGACCTCGCCCGGTGTCGGGGAGGTAACGGAAACGTCAAGCACGGAGCTCGACACGCTCTTCGCGTGATAAACGTACGCCTTCTCAGGCCCCGCAACAGAGAAGCCGTTCGGTGCGAGTCGAATGCGCTCGGCAAGGGACTCGTCACTTTCCGCTTCAGAGCCGCCTGTCGTGATGGTTGTGTTCTCGGCTTTCGCTACGAACGTCATTGGCTTGACGATGGTGTTGACCTGACCGGCAAGGTAGTCGTTGCCGACCGTCCCTGCAACGGTGCAGGATGCCGTGACGCTCCCTTCGAGCTTACCTTTCTCAATATTGAGTTCATGGTCCGTCGCGAATGTCACAACACCGTTCGTCACCTCAGTTCCTGCAGGGATCGTGTAGACCGTCGCCAGAGCCTGCGAAAGCGTGAATTTGATCGTCGTGACGGCCTTGCTTTCAGAAAGACGCGTAACGCTCAAAAGCGTGCCGAGTGCATCGAGGTAGCCGTCCTGAGCATATGAAAGCAGGTTCTGCTGCGCCGCCAGATTCACAGCCGTGCGCTGTTGAATGATGACGGCAGCAAGGCTCAAAAGGTAGAGTCGTACTGGGTCGCCCGCCGCGAGGGTTCGCCCACTTGCTTGTTCGTACCCAGTGATAATCTCGGCCTTGATGGTCTCGGCGTCCGTTTCAAGGAATTCAACCGCCGGCAAGTGCCAACGGGGAATTGTTTCAGCCATGTCTTATTCCTCCTCTCCGATTTGCACAACAACGCGCGGTTTCAAAATACCGTCCATTGCGCTCGCAGTGTCCTCGTCAAAGTCGACAGACACGACCGTTGCTCTTGGCTCGTACTCCTCAATCGCGTCAATCACCTCAGACCGCATCAGCATCTTTGCTACCGGCATTGGTTTGTCGATATGCGCCCACGTCAGCCCGAAGTCTCGGTCCAGAGGAACGGAGCCCTTACGCGTGCTGAGGATCGTCCGCACGTTCTGCAGAATCTCTCGCACCTCGTCAGACGGCGCGAAGTCGACTTGACTTGATAGCGTCACTGTGTACTGAGCCATTACGCCGCCTCCTTCAAGGTGATGCTGACCTCTGCAGAGACGCAGATGCCAAGGTTGTTGTGATACTTGCGCTCTTCACCGATTGATTCGATTACGAACTTTCCGAGATAATCTGGACCGATGAGCAAACGCTCAGCCTGTTTCTTCTCGAGCATTTTCTTGAGCTGAATGAGCGCTGCCAAAGGCGGGGTCCCGAGCATCGAGTTCAGCTGAATGTTGAAGCTGACCTCTGTGAGTCCTGGACCGATGTATTCAAGAACGGGTTTCTTGCCTATCACTTCGTGCGTCGCCCATCGAACCGAGCGTGAAACTGACAGGTCCTTGAAGGTGAATGTCACTGCACTACTGCAGAGAAAAGGCAGTTTGCCGAAAAGACCAACTGCCGAAAATCCCAGGCCCATTTTCTCCTCGCCTCCTTACAGCGGCGGACTCGTCGGAGCGCCGTCGCCTTGTTCTTGATGTTTGTGCTTCATGAGGCTGATGCCGCCCGCCGTCACGTCGCTCGAAGCTTCGATCTGGCCCTGCAGCTTCATGTTCCCTGTGACCGTCACCGCAGCACCTCCACCTCCGCTGACGGCGAGTCCGCCCTTTCCGGTGATGAGACCGGCGACATTCAGAACACCGGTAACGTCCGTCTTCGGCGTGTCAAGCGTTATGCCCGACGAGGCGTTGACCGTCGCGGTCGTGCAATTGATCGTCACCGCATTCGGCACCGTGATAGAGCCATCCTGTCTATTGAACACAACCTCCGTGCCTTCAATCGTGACGGTGAGCTTGTGCTCCGCTCGGTCGTAGCAAACGCGCGTGTCGTCGTCGAAAACTACCGTGCGGCGGTTTTCCGTCGATTCCGGAGGCGTCACCTCTCCCGCGTAGATCGAACCGAGAATGACGCCGTCTTCCTGCCCCTCGCCGAAGAAGAGCACGATGGCGTCCTCGCCGACGTCGGGCATGGCGTAGTCGTGATTCTTGAGCGAGTTGCGCTGAAGAACGGGGAGGTCGAAGCTCACGATGCTATCCTCGTCGTCGAAGACCACGCGGGCTGTGCATTTCGCAGGGTCGATGCTCGAGATTTCACCAATCTTGATGAGGCTCGGCACCCCCTCTGGCATGTCAAATAGGTTCATGCCGCACCTCCTCAGTAGTTGTTGTTGACGCGGCGAACCGAAAGGCTCGTCACGTAGCCGCTAGTGCTGACGCTGTGCGAAGCGCTCTCGATTATGAAACCGCCGTCGAAACTTCCGAATCCCTTGAGCTTGATGACGACACCCGCCACAAGGGACGTGTCACCGACAAGAGAAAGGCTGCCTGTCATCTTCCGAAGATTGAGCTTGCGCAGCGTGGCCTTCGCGATTCGCATCGCCTCGTTGATTGATGTCGCACGCTTCTTGATCTGGTATTCCTGCCCGTTGTCCTCGACGTCAGGATCTACATAGGTGTAGGTCATGACGGCCGGGTTCTTTTTGCCAGGCACAGCATCGATGTCGTACTCGTCCGACGTGTAGCCGCCAGCCGAGGATTTTTTCTTTTCCTTCGGGTTTCTGTACGAGATCGTGCAGCTCTTGTACGTCTCAGACTGTTGCGACTCGAAGTCCCACGAGAGAATGTCCGAAACGCCAAGCGTGAGCGTTTTGACGGGCTTTTTCTTCTCGTATGACGCCTGGTCGAAGATCACGATCTGCGAATCTGTCACCTTGATCGAAAGCCCGGCGTCTTCACATAGGCGCGAGAGGAACTTCAAGTTGCTTTCAGCCTTCTGATCTTGTCGGTCGTAGCTCGGGTTCTCCTTAGAATCAAAGAGGAGCTTGACTTTCGCGGCCGCCGCGATCTCCTGAGCGATGCCCTTGAGCGTCTTTTTCTCCCAAGCCTTCGTGATCATCTTGCGTCGGATCGGCGTGTTCATCGGGATCGACACTGCGCGCATCTCGAAGACACGAGGCGAGCCACTGGTGCGGAGCGAATCGACGAAGAACTTTCCGCAGAAAAGCTCGCGCCCTTTCTTCCCATCAACCGTCCCGGATGCGATGTAAGCTCGGACGACTTCACCGCCGTCCGGCTTCCACTTGCTCGCCCACTTTCCCGTCGGGTCCTTCAAAGTGATGCTGATTTCGTCAGCCTCATTTGTCTCTTTGTCGTCGTACGTGAAAGAGAGCAGATCCGGCAGAATGTCCTCCGACACCGACTTGCTGGCTTCGGTGAAGAGGAGCCTCAAATAGGTCTGGATAGGTCCGCTCATCGCGTCCCCTCCTGACGTTTCCAAGGCGGCAGGTTCTCAGCAAACTCCATCGAGTCAGTGTCAATGTCCGGCACATTGAGCACGACGCCCGCACTGAAGAACGCCGTCTTCCGGTGCTGTAGGTTTGCGCGGATCAACTGATCCATCAACGCTTCGGAGCCATAGACTCGTTTGGCGATGATGTCCCAGGTGTCCATCGCGCGGGTCTCATACGTTTTCACGTTGCCGCCTCCTTTAAGCAAAAGATAGACGCTGCTGATCCGCCCAAAGACGGCGCAGGTCCTTTTCAAGCTGTCGGCGACCTTCATCAAGGCCGCGCTTCACGCCTTCATAAGCGTCGCCAGAGCCGCCCGACACGTTGATGACGGGAGCGAAATTGACGGTGATGCCGCCACCTGCCCCAACGCCCGCACCGAGCATCGAGGAGAGTTTCGAGAGTGGAATGACCGCCTCGGGTTCTCCGCCTTCGCCGATGTTCGCGAGCGTCGAGCGCGTCGCAATGCCGCCCTCGGCAAGCTGTGGAATCTTCGGCAGGTTGACGCCGAAGGTCTGCCCACCGAACTTCGGCACCCAGTCAGGAATGTCCACGCTGATGCCGTTGATGGCTCCAATCGCGCCGTTCACAAGGTTGATGACGTTGTTGATCGGCGCCTTTGCGAGTCCAACAAGGGCCTTGAAAGCATTCGAGAAGATGCCCTTCACGTTCTCCCATGCGGCAGACCACTGCCCGGTGAAAACGTTCTTCACAAACCCAATGAGGTTCGAGAAGACGCCCCAGACGTTCTTCGCAATGTCGGCAACGATCGCAAAGTTCGCCTTCACGACCGAAGCGATGTTCGGAAAGTTCGACGAGAACGCGCTCCAGAGCTCAACCGCCTTCGCTTTGATGGTGTCCCAATTCTTGTAGACCGCGAGCCCTGCGCCGACGAGCAACGTGAAAGCCGTGATGACGATCCCGACCGGGTTCGCCCGCATGGCCCCAGTCAGCAAGACCATCGCACCGCGCATCAACTTCGCAGCCGTGGTCGCAGCCGTGACGACGAGTTTCCACGCGCCGAGCGCAATGGCCTGCGCCTTCGAGGCCGCTGTCGCGAGCACCGTGCTGTTTCGCATCAAGGTGATGGCCTTCTGGATGTTCAGGAAGCCCTTGTACATTGAGATGACGGGGCTCGCCAAAAGCGCGAAGACAAGGCGTAACGCATGAAAGGCAGCCACAGAGCCGAGGATCGCGCCACCGACCTTCATGGCCGTCAGAATTAGCGACTGATTTTCACTCACCCACTTGATGACGCTCTCGCTATTTTTCACGAAGGCTTCCGCCGACTTTCGAACAGCTGGAAGAAGAGCCGTCCCGATCCCGCCGGCGACTAGCTTGACCGCGTTACCTGCAATCTGCAGGGAATTCGAGGTCGTGTCAGCCCTGGACTGGAATTCCTTCAGCATCGAACCGGCATACTGAGCCGGATCGGAAATCATCGCAAAGTTTCCTGCAAGCAGGTCGCCCTGCTTGGCAAGCGTTGCCACCGCAGACTTCACGCCCGCTTCGTTACCGAATAGAGCGCCAATGATCGAGGACTTCTGGTCTTCTCGCAAGCCGTTGATGCGCTTGAAAACGTCCTGAATCGCCTTTTGAGCGTTTTCAGAGTTCGACGTCATCATGTGCGCCATCTTGCCTGCGTCGATGCCGAGCTCTTCCATGGCTTTCTTCTGTCCCTTCGTGGCGCCTTCACCGGACGACAAAGCGTTGATGAATGACATCATCGAGGTCGAAGCGACTTCTGACGACACAGACGCGGATCGGAAAGACCCGGCCAATGCAGCAATCTGCTTCTCGTTCATCGCGGTCAAGCCCTTGAGGGCACCACCGGATCGAGCAAGCACCTCGACGACGTCCTTTGCCGACGCGCTCGTGGTATTGCCGATCTGGTTGACGATGTCGAACATTGCCTTGCTCTGCTCGATGTTGATGCCCATCTTGGACTGGATGTCCGCGTATGCAGCACCGACCTCATCCCCCGTCATATCGAAGGCGATGGCCATTTGGTTCTGAATCTCAACGAGCTTCAGAGCCTCGTCAGCCGTCTTTGCGATACCGGACTGGAAGGCGTTCGCCGCCATCGCTGTCATGTCCTCAGTGCTCTTCGCGTATTGGAGCGAGAGCTTCTGGATGCCATCAAAGACTTGCTTGTAGTCGTCCGAGAACTTGCGAAGTTCAGCCTGTTGGTCTTCAAAGCTCATCGCCTGCTTGACTGGAGCACCAGCTGTTGCGGCAACCGTAGCGCCAATGCCCATTAGAGCGCCCGCGCTCGAAGACCGCATTTCTCTGGCCTTATCCTGAACGCCCTGAGCCTTGCTCAAACGCTCGTTGATCTTCGCGAGCTTTTGCTGTGCCGCACGAGCCCTGTCGGCTGACTGAGCGAGCGCATTCTGTCGTTCGATAAGCGTCCTCAGGTGCGTGCCGGTTGTTCCCATCTGACCGTCAAGTTCGCGCAGAGCGGATCGATTCCGCTCAAGAGCCGCCTTCGACTTTTCAAGGGCGGCTTTAGCCTTGTTGAATTCGGAGACCATCTGGGCGGACGGCTCCCTGGTCGCGCTCATTGCTCTCCCGAGTGCTGCGACCTTTTCTTTCGCACGGATGTACTCTCGTGAGCTTTCGCCAACAGCCTTGCGTGCCTTTACGAGACCGTCCATCTTTGCGGCTTTCGCGTTCAGCGTAGCGAGTGAATCACCCATGCGGGCGACGGTCTCTTGCCCTTTCTTAAATGTGCTCGCGAAGTCTCCGGAAAGCTTCCCCGCGATCTTGAAGGCGATGTCGTAAACCTTCGACATGAGGTCACCTCCTTACGAAAAAAGGCGGTTTCCCGCCTTATTTTTTCTTCGCCGCCCGAGCTTCCGCTTCGAGCTGCTTTGTGATCGTCCTGTTCCATGATGCGAGCTCAATCAACGGCTCTTGCATCCACTCAAGCGCACCGCCTTTCATGACGCGCGCAATGGATACCGCCGCAGACTTGACCTCGTCGTCAGGATCAGACCGTTCTGCAAAGCCGATCACCCCAGCAAAAAATTCGCGACCTCCTGCCCGATCGCGCAGTAGTCCTTCGCCGGCAAGCCTTCCATGAATTCAATCGGCTGCTTTGCAGCCTTCGCGGAAAGGTAGACGCAGAAGTCCGTGTCGGACGCCATCAGCGGCGAGAAGTTCCCTGCGCGGGTCCACTCGCGCTTTGCGGCAGACACGTCCTTGCCGGTGAGCACGTCGAGATCGATCTCGATTTCAGTGTACTTCTGGCCTTCGAACTCGTATTCCTTCGAGAGGATGTACTTCATGAGATTCACTCCTTTATGTTGGGATTGCCGGGGCACGGCTCATGCCGCCCCCGGCGTTGTGCTTTACGCCAAGCCCAGGTCCTTTCGAACACTTGCGAGCTTGTCTTCGCCGTCGAACTTGGCGATGAAGTTGTACTTGTCGATTTCGATGAGTTCCTTGCCATTCACAAGGACCTTCATGTAAATGACCTCAAACTCGGTTTCGCTGTCCGTCGTGGAACCGACCTCAAACGATCCGAGGGAAATGCTCTTCGGCGTCGCACGCAGAGAAACACGCACAGGAACGGAAGAATATTCGCCGAGCGCTGCGTCGTAGACCTGCTGCGATCCGCGCAAATCAAGCGCATGCGCCTTTTGGTTTGCGAGCTTTGCAAGCTCCGGCGTGATGGTGCGCCAGGTGAAGGTCGCAGTCATCGAGCCGAAGTGGCCGAGAATCGGGCTTTCAACTTCGCCAGCAATGCCGGCTCCACTGACCGTGTCACTCATCGCTTCGATGGACGGGAGGTCCACATTCGCGACGCCGAGCAAGTCGTTTCCGTCGTTGTAAACGCGGAAGTTAATCAGGCGCTCGGGCACCTTGTTTCCAGTTGCCATAATTCAAGCCTCCTTTTATTCAAACAGCGTCGAGAGATAGCTCGCGTCGTATTCAAGGATGAAATCGATCTCGCGATTCGGAGACGGCGGCGTCACGTACACATGGAAGCGTGCGATGCCGTCCATCAGGTCCGTCGTCGGGTTTTCGCTCTCAAGGAACTCCACGCGACCGCCTAGGATGTACTGGCGAGCCGCAAGCCCGTTGAGCCAAATGTTCGCGCTGTCAACAATCGTGTCAACTTGACGACGATTCAGGGGCGCATCAACGCGCTGCCAGAAGGTCTGCACAAACGTGTTGCCGACCCAGTTGAACATGCGTCGAACCGGAATGAAGGAATCCTTCACGTCCGTGTTGCCCGGGTAGCAGGCCATACGGTTGCCCCAACACACCCAGCCGCCGATGAAATTGAGCGCCGTCACGACGCCCTGGCCGTTCAGATACGCGCCGTTTTCAGGCCCGAGCCAGACTTCCTTGCCGTTCGCCAGGACCGTGGAAGTCATCTGGAAGTTATTGTTCGACGGGCTGACATACGGCGTGCTGTCGTTGTCACCGTCCACCTTGCCGATAAGGCCCATGAGCTGAGTACTCATGTGGTACGCCGTGCCAGAAAGGGCAAGCATCGGCCAACATGCGACTTGCGCCTCATCGACGACGTTATTGTTGTTCTTCCATTCAGCGACCTTCGAGTAGGAATCGACGGTGTCGGTCGGCACGTCAATCAGAGCGATCGCACGGAAATGCTCGTTGATGTTGACAGCCTTGGCCGCCATCACAGCCGCGACTTCAGGATCGCTCGAATACTTCGGAGCAACGATCTGCCCCGGGACAAGACGGAAGCGCGGGAAGCACTCGCTGACAAGTTCAAGACCGCTCTTTGCACCTTCAACGGAAACGCCGCCGATGATTTCCGACTTCGTCACAGCAGACGGATCGAGCTTCTCAACCGCCAAAGTCAGAGACGTGCCAACAGGCACCTTGAAGTTATCCTCGTCCTTCTTCGACGTGATGACAAGGTGCCCCTCATCATTGAAGGTCGCGACGAAATCCGTCCCTTCCTGATAGGTCGTAACTTCCTGAGAAAGTTTGAGAGTCGACAAGATGATGCCTGGCTCGGCAATTGTTGCAGAGCCCGTCTTAGAGTCAAGCGTCACCGTCTTTGCCGTCGCCGTCTTCTTGTGCTTCGTAGGATCAAGCACGTTAACAACGATGATCGGTGCGACGCCAAAGAGAGCGAACTGCGAATAAATCGCCTCACTCAGTGTGAAGTCGTACTTTTTCAGACCGCTCGCGCTGTCCTCGACCGGCGGCACGTAGCCAAAAGCAGCGACAGCCTCGTCATACGAGTAGCAGAGAACGGGCTTATTGACGTTGGTCGGATCGGTCATATTGACCGGAGCAGTCCCGACAATGAAAGGAATAGCCGCCTCAACCTGCACCGGCGGCAGGATAGAAGTCGGCACTTCGGAGATTTTTACCCCGTGGTTGTATGCCATTTGATGACCTCCCTAGAGTTCATTTTTGAGTTGACGCACATAGGCGTGCAGGATGTCGCCCTTCACGCCGATGCGCTTTCGCGCTGTCGCCAGTTCAGACACCGGGACAAAGAGACCGCGCAGGGCCTCACTCTTTTCGCGCATCGATACGATGTGCGGAGGAAACTCCCCTGCACGGAACACCGCATTGCGCATCAGTGCACCACCTCCAAGGGTCGGACCGATATAGACAACAGCTTCTCCCTTGGTGGTTTGCGCCTTTTTAGTTGTGGGTTTCTTCATAGTCATCAGAAGTCCTCCTCCTTATCAATTGGCTGCGGCGTGCGGATGTCCCACGCCGTCTGCATGTCGAGCTGCCAAAACGGATAGGGCTGCTCTGCATAGGTGCTCCATTTGATCGGATGCTTAAGCCGATACCGATTAGCAAGAACCATCCCAGGCAAGGAACACAGCGCCGTGCGAATGCGGGCCATGATGTTCAGGCAGTATTCGTGCCCGTCGTACTCTTCTGAGTAAGTCCCGACTATGATCGACACCTGCACTTCTGTGGAGTCCTGGTCGGTCGTACCCTCATCGGCCCGCACGAGAACGAACGGAAAATCGTCCTTCTGCCCTGACCGCTTCGGCGGTAGGTAGCCATTTATGATTTGAGGAGCACGAAGCTCCTCTTTCTCTTGTCCGCGTTCTGACTTCGTCGGCAAGGCGAAGTTCTTCACGGCTTCGGCACACAGCCCGCGAAGTGCGCGGGTCAGCTCGTTTTCGACCATACGAATCACCCCTTGTGTTTGGTGTATTTGTTGGTTTTCCCACCGCCGAGGAGATAGCCGGTTTCGTGATCCAGGCGCTTGAGGAAGGTCTCCTGCATCGTCTTTTCGACGTTGTCTACGACCTCGTTATTCCCAGACAGCACCGGAATGGCTGGACCGTAGACCTCCTGCACAGGAAGCGAACTCGTATCCAAACGCTGAAGAATCTTTCCCCGGTAGACGAACGACTTACCCAAAGGCTTCAAGCCTCCCCGTGCCTTGACGGCGACGCGCACCGGCTTTCGTGCATTGCCGGTCGTGTCAGTTTTCGGACGAGTCTTGTAATTCACCAACGGGATGCGAGGCCCCTTACTCGTGACCAGCGCTTCAAGGTCTGAGCGCGTCGCCTTATGGATGGTGAAGTTACGGCGAACCGTTGAAGCCTTGATCGTGTACTCCTGCCGGATTGTTGAGACCGCAGCAGAGCGTCCGGCAGTGGCCGCACGATTCATCGAACGACTGACGGCTGCCTCGTATCCGTTCGGAACTTCCGAGAGCAACTTGGCCGCCTTCTCAAGAGCGTTCTTGTTCCGCCCCTGCCCGTCGGAAACGATTACCTCTAGCGGTTTACTCATTGCTCATTCCCCTCCGTCACAATGACAAGCACGCCGCCCTCATTGCTGACAGACTTGACAAGATGAAGCGCGCCGTCGATGTTGAGAAGCTCGCCCTCGACCGGCGTTTCAATCACGCCGACTTCGACGTATATCGTCAGTTGGTTGACAAAAACGCCAAGGTATGAATCGTCGCCGTTCGCCTGCGTGATGATCTTGTCGAGAATGCACGGCACAACCTCATGGCCGATTTCGTGCTCCTCGGAAAACTCGTCGAGGTTGATGAAGACGTTCTGCACGTCAGCAGCAACGAAATCCTTGAAGGCACTCATCCCGCCACCTTCTTCGTCGTGCGACGCTTGACAGGTTGCTTGACTTCAACTTCTGGCTCATCTTCTGCTTCGGGAATCGGAGCAAAAGCAGCTTCCGGCGTCGGCAATGGAGCTTCTTCGACAGGGTCGTCCTCGACCTCATTCACGCCGACAAGCGCCAGATTTTCCTTGAGAAGCTGAAGGCCGACCGTATCGTCAACCTCGATCTCCTCACCTGCCGTGTAGCGTTTGCCGGAAATGAGAAGGTTTTCTAAAAGAACAACTTTCATTTCTGTCCCTCCTACGAAAAAGGGCAGGTCGTATTGCCTGCCCTAATTCGGTTTTTGTCGCTCTTAAGCGAGAGCTTCGATGACGTGGAAGCCGTGAATCTGCTGAATGATCGGCAGCGGACGGCTCTTGATCTGCACAATACGACCAGACGGGTTGGCGCGCTGAACCCAAGAATCAGGGACACGAGCGCCTTCGTAGAACTTGACCGCATCATCACCGGTCAAGGAAACCAGGCCGTAAGCAAGCATCGTCTTCGCGTTCGGGCTTGCGAGCATGCAGAGTTTTTCGGGAACCATCGGCTGTTCCTTGCCGGCGTCATCCGTGTACCACTCGTCATAAGAGTAGATGTCAAGACCGGAGTCCTTGAGATAGCCCCAGTACGTCACGCCATTCGGCAAGTGCTGCGGATCAATCGCGCCCATGTCGACGCGACGCGTATCGAGCTGATTGGCAGTCGTGAGCTTATCGAGGATCGTATCAAGCACCTTCGAGCCGCAGATCAGCTCGTGCGGCGTAAAGCCGCCGGACTGAATCATCGTGCGACGAAGCGTACGAAGATCGCCCATGATCTGGGCGGCGTCAGCAGCGTCCCACTTCGTGCCCAAAGTAGTCTTCGGCTGCTCCTTCGTCTCCAGGTGAGCCCAGTAGTTCAGAACTTCATCGTAGCCTTCGCCCTTGACCGTCACCTTGCCCTGGAAAAGAGCCTCGGCGCACATGACCTCTTCACGACGCGTGATGATGTCGTCGAGGTCGGACAAGTCCTTGCCGAGGATTTCGGCAGCACGCTGCGTCGGGCTCTTTGCGGAGTAGATCGTTTCGCCAGGCAGGCGCTTCAGCATGTCTTCTGCCGTCGTCACGCGCATCGGAGAAACTTCCGGCGCTTCGTAACTTTCCGTGCGGAAGCCTTCGCGCGTCAGCACGACACCGCCAACCTTCGGGTTGACGAAGGGCGCAATCTTGCGACCGCCGCGACCGATGATGTCGAAGTCGATCTTCTGGGTGTGGAAGGTCGGGCGATTCGTAAAGTAGCGATCGCGCAACCAGGTGGAATTGCTCTTTTGGCCTTCTTCGACCATCGCGAGCATCGTGCGAGTAGTAAACATATCAATTGCCATTGTTGTAGTCCCTCCTGAGATTTAGATGCTCGGCTTGAAGAAGATGCTGACCTGACGAGCAGACGGCTTGAAGTCCGCAACGGCAGCGCTGTTCTCAGCGTTAAAAGAAAGAGCATCTTCGTTGAATTCGCCGGTGAGATACACGGCAGCGACCTTGTCGCCGGAAGCCGTATCCACGTCCTCGGCAAGGACTGCATACACTGCAGAAATCGTCGTCTTCCCAGAGTCAACCTTGCAGAGCGTGCCGTCCTTATCAAGTAGAGCGCCGCGCTTGAGCACGCCCTGGCTAGTCTTGACCATCATGCTGTCAGCAACAACCGGCATGATCTGCGACGCAGCGAAAAGATTGTCGACAGTCGTCGTATGAGTTTCTTGCATTGCCATTTCTTCTTCCTCCTTTACTTGCGAGCGAAGGCGCGCGCACCTGCTTCAATGGCCGCCTTCATTTCGGCGTCCAGCTTTGCCTTCGCTTCTGCCTTCGGATCAAGGCCTTCATTGCCTTCCGATTCGATACCCTCAAGAGCCTTCGCGTCGCTCTTGCGATCCTTGAGCATCTGTGCGCCGCGAGCCTTGTCGGCCTTCAGGATCTGAACTGCAAGCGCTTCTGCGGTCGTCTTGCCGTCAAACTTCGCTGCGTTCACAAGGTCTTCATGACCTGCGACAGCGATGTCTTCGATCGCCTGGATGCGTGCGCGTTCATTCGTAGCGCCTTCGGCAATAGCTTCTTCGCGGATCGCCTGCACCAAGTCAGGATGTTCCGCTTTCAACGTTTCCAGATTCATCTTGTGAACCTCCTTTTGAACTGCGGATGCCTTGGGCTGTTCCGCGTGAATGAAGCCCTTCGGCGCATTCGCAAAGAAACGCGAATCTACCTTCAGGCCGTTTAACATGACGAAACCGCCAGAAGCCGTGTTCTTGACCTCCGTCGTTTCATCAATCTCATCAGCCAGACCGAACTCCACAGCCTCTTCTGCTGTGAAATAGGACTCGGCGTTGACCTTTTCCTTGATCTCGGCAACCGTGCGACCGGTCTTTTCGACATAGATGTCAATGAGGTTGTCCTCAAGCTTCTCCATGTCGTCCGCCGCCTTTCTCATGTCGTCCGTGTTCCCCCAGACGCCAGAGCTGACCTTGTGGATCATCATCATTGAGCCCCTCGGCATGACGACTTTCGCGCCAGGCACGCTCGTGATGATCGTCGCAGCACTCATGGCAGCGCCGTCAATTCGGAAGGTAATCTGTCCCTTATGCGCCTTTAGAAGCGAATAAATGGACAAGCCCGTATAGACGGCCCCGCCGAACGAATTGATCGAAATATCAAGAGGGCTATCGGACGGGATTTTTCGGAAGTCCGCGAGGAATTCAGCCTCGTTGAAGCCCTTCCCCCACGGATCGTCCTTCGACCCGCCGACATAGCCGAAAAGATCGAGCTGCGCCCGTTTCCCCTCGGCCTTGACGTTCCAAAACTTATTCTTCATCTGTTTCCTCCTTCTCCGGTTCCGTCATCGGTTGAGCCGGAGCTGTCGCACTCAGACCGTCTTCCCTGCGCATTGCCTCCTCGCGCTTTCGCACCGCGTGAACCTGGTCATACTTCATGCCGGTGAGCTCAGCCGCCTCGCGTTCTCGAGTGCTGAAGCCTTCATCGACACGGACCTTCGCCGCGTTGGCTTCCTTCAGCGGATCAAGCTGTCCCTGCGCATCGCCGAACCATTCGGCCCCGCACCAAGCTGCACGGATTGCCGGATCATCGAAGAAGCCGGGTGCTTGCACACGACCTTTCAGAACAGCCTCGGTCAGCCACTCCTCGTAGATCGGCTGACAGAAGTTCCCCACGAGCCATTCGCGGCGCATGCGGAACATCTTCCAAGCCTCCAAAAGCGAAGCCCTCGACGCGCTGTAGGACGCTGTGAAGTTCTTCACGAGAAGCTCGTAAGGGATCTCCAGCGCCGCACCGATCTGGCGACAAATAGCGATCACGAAAGGATCGAAGTTCGGATTCGGTCGACTCGGGTCCGCGATCTGGACCTCTTCACCTTCGTCAAGGGCGACGATCGACCCGTTACCCATTTCATAGGCGTTCGGGTCCTTGTCGACTTGCATCGCGGGATTGAAAGCCTGTCCGAGTGGAGAATCGGGAGTGTTGCTCTTGACGAAGACCGTGAACATTCCGGACACGACCGCCGCCATCAGCTCGGCTTCCGAATACCTTGAAAGTTGCTTCAAGGCCTCGATGACCGGAGCAAGCATCGGCACGCCTCGGCGCTGCGCAGGACGTTCAACGTCTGCCATGATGTGCAAAACGTTTCTACGCCCCGTCGTTGTGCCGAAAGCCAGCACGCGCTTCCATTCCTGTTGCAGGTCCTGACCAATGCGAGGGATCGCGCCCGGATGATGTTTCGCCACCCAGTAGGCAACGGTCTCGCCGTATGTCCCGACCTCGATGCCGCCGAGGACATTAGCTGTCGTCGGAGGGTTCAGCGGATCGCACACGCGGTCGGCTTCGATGAGGCCGATTCGCAAGTCGTAGGCGCAGCCCTTGCGCGGGATGATCGGCATCGTCACAAAGACGTCGCCACTCATCAACGCAGAAAGGAGCACCAAAGACTGAAGCTGAAAGAACGTCTGCCGTCTTTCCGCATCGCAGTTCACGCTTTCAGACCACAGCCGCCATTCACGTTCGGTGTTTTCTTCCCACTCTTTCGCCTGCTCCTCGGTAAGGCCTAGGAACTTCGCATCGATCTGGGCATTCAGCGCAAGCCCGGACCCAACGACGTTCGTTCGAACGGTCTTGAGCGCACCAGTTGCAAGAGGCGAACCCATATAGAGGTCGCGCGAGCGATTGCGAAGCGTCTCCAAGTTGTCAACGATGTCCGCGTCCGCGTCGCTCCCGCCGGATAGCCATCCCATAAGGGACTTCTTGGCGTATGAGCCACCGTGCCGCGAATATCCGCTGTTGAGAATTTCGAGCTTTCGGCGGGCTTCATAACGCTTCAACGCGCGCTCAGGACTGATCGCCCTGATTGCTTTGTCAAGCAGATTCATTTGCAAGCCTCCTTACAGGTCGCGAGGGACGGCACGCATTACACGTGCCCCCTTACGGCCGTTTTCGAGCTTGTCGATCTCGTTGCGCCAGTATTTGATGCGAGCTGCAATGTCTGAGAGCGAAGCTCTCGTCAAGCTACGCGTTCCGATTTTGTAAGACTGGCCAGAGGCGACCGCGCGTTCGGCATCGAGCCACATCTTCAGATTCGCGCGGGCCTCGTCTATGGTGATCCAAGACATTTCGATGCCTCCTTTGTTTGTGATTACTTGCAGTCGTTGAACGTCACGCCGTCTTCACGAACTGCGTCCTCTCCCGTCAAGTCCTGCCATCGCTTGATGATGACGTCGCAGTAACGTGGATCGAGCTCCATCGCCCGAGCCTTACGACCTGTGTTCTCGCAAGCAATGACGGTCGTGCCAGAGCCGGCAAAGCTGTCGAGAACGACGTCGCCCTTCTTTGTGGAATTGCCGATCTGATACTCAAACAAATCAACCGGCTTCATCGTCGGGTGATCCCCGTTCCTCAACGGCTTATCGAAGTCGAGAACCGTCGTTTGTTTACGGTCCGAGTACCAGGCATGCCCCGCGCCTTCCTTCCAGCCGTACAAGCACGGCTCATGCTTCCACTGGTAGTCAGAACGACCAAGAACAAGAGAGTTTTTGTTCCACACAAGGCACTGGCGCACCTTCCACGCGTTGTCTCGGCACGCGCCTCGGAAGTTGTAGCCTTCAGCGTCCGCGTGCCAGATGTAGAAAGACGCTCCTGGCTTCATGGCAAAATCAGCAGTAGAGAAGGCATCAATCAAGAACTTTCGGAAGTTCTCGTCCGACATGTTGTCGTTCTGAATCGTCAGCTTGTCTTTCGTCGCGCCTTCGTAGGCCACGTTGTAAGGCGGGTCGGTCAAATACAGATCGACGCTGCCTTCTTCGCACAAGCGAACAAGATCATCGATGCGTGTTGAATCTCCGCACAACAGCTGATGGTCCCCAAGGAGCCAAAGTTCGCCAGGCTTGACAACCGGGTCTTCTGACGGTTCCGCGATTTCCTCAGCGTCTTTCCCGTGCTCCTCGTCGTCATCAATCGAGCCGGTCCCATCAAGCAGAAGGTCGAGCTCTTCGTCAGAGAAGCCCATGACATCGAGGTTGAAGTCAAGTTCCTGAAGTTCACCGAGCTCGATGCGGAGAAGCTCCTCATCCCATCCGGCGTTCAGTGCCAACTGATTGTCGGCAATGCGCAGCGCTTTCTTCTGCGCAGCTGTGAGCCCCTTCAGGCGAATCGCCGGCACTTCCTTCATGCCGATCGACTTCGCGGCCATTGTTCGACCGTGGCCTGCAATGAGCTCGTTGTTTTCGTCGATCAAAACGGGATTTGTGAACCCAAACTCTTTGATCGATTCTGCGACTTGCTGTACCTGCTCGTCGCTGTGCGTTCGAGCATTTCGCTCGTACGCCTTCAGATTGTCAACGCTAACGTATTCGATCTGCGTTTTCTCTTGTCGCACTAGACTTGCAACTCCTTACACGGTTATTCCCTTCGACAGCGTCCCTCGCGGCTTGCGGGGAGCGGTCTGCTGTCTGAGTGCCCCGCCGTTCTGGTAGAAGTCGGCAAGGAACTCGAAGTTCGGGTTCAGCAATTCGAGTGCGGCAGTCGCGTAGACCGCGCAGTCAAGGGCCTCGTTGCGTTCGCGGATTTTCTTCCACGCCATTTTCACGACGCCTTTTTCAAAGTGTTTTTCAAGCACCTCAGCGGTCAACTGCTTGAAGAAGTTTTCATAAAAGCCCCTGTCCTCCTGCGCCGCATAGTGCGCGAAGTTCGGACCAGGTTCCTGCACGGAAAGCCTGTTCATGACGAGCGACTTTCCGCTGTCAACACCGAGCGTGAAGAGCGTTGCCTTCATCGCGTTGCTCTTCGTCGGCGTGTTGATGAACGGGACACCGATGCCGCCTCGCCCCTTGATCGCGAAAACGCGCATTCGTTCTCGGGCTTTCGTGTACTGGTAGACGTTCGTTGTGTAGGTCCCGTCACCAGAGTCAACGCAGGCGCAAGCGACCGAAACATGGACGCCGTTTTGCATCGAATACTGCCGCTGCAGGATTGCATCAAGCTGCTGCCATGTTCGCGGATCGTCCGGGCGGCCATAAAGCACTCGATGTTCAATGCCCCAACACTCCCGCCCGACGCCCCATCCATAGACCGTGCATTCGAGACGGTCGTGCTGAACGTCGATGCCAGCGGTCAGTAGCAAGACGCCTTCCGGGAGGACGCCGTTTGGCGGATAGCTTTCGCGCCGGTTGAACAGTTGCTCCCAGTTGTCGGCGTCAGGGTTGATTTCCTCCCAGGCCTCGCCGAGCTTCAAATTCACGAACTCCATGAGGCCGTGTTTGTCGCGGTTGTGGTTCACCGAAACGAACTCCTCCACCAGATCGTGCAAATTGACCCAAGGCGAATAGAGCGCGTTGACGTGATAGCCCTTGATCTTGCTTCCGGGGTTCGTTGCAATCCAACGACCGCTCTGCAGTAGCTTCGGGTCGGGCTTGTAAGCGCCTCTCGTGACGCAACCGCACTCTGGACAATGCATGCTTGCTGTCATCGGCAGCGCATTCCCTTCGTCGTCTTTCTGCCAGGTCACGTTTGCCCATTGCAGAATGTGTTCCTCACCGCAATGCGGGCACTTGACAAAGAAGCGACGTTGATCACTTCGTTCGTACCAGTCGTCAATCTTCGACGCGCCTTTGATGGTCGGCGTGCTGACAAGAATGATCTTTCGGTTTCCGAAGTTCTGAGTTCGCTGAATGGCAAGCTTCAGAGGGTCCCCTTCTTTCGTCACGCCGTAGCGGTCCACTTCGTCACAAAGCAGGACGCGAATCGGACGGGACGCAAGCCCCGCCGGCGAGTTCGCACCGACAAGGGCAAGGTAGCCACCGGGGAAGTGCTTCATGCGAATTGTCGTGCTTGACTTTTTCGCGGAACCGCGACCGTCCTTTCCTTCTTCGAGCTTGCCTTGCAAGCCTGGAGAGTTCTGGAACATGGGCTCGATGCGCTCCTTCGAGAACGCCTCGGCCATTTCAACGGTCGGCTGTAGCATAAGCTGAGGCGCGGGCTCCTGATCGGCGTAGTAGCCCATGATGTTCAGGAGCATCTCCGACTTGCCGAGCTGTGAAGAGCAACACATGACGACCATTTCTGTCCGTCGATCCGTTGCTGAATCCATTGGCTCCTGCAAATACGGCGTTCGGCTTGTACGCCACATGCCCGCTTCAGGAGACGTACCGGAAGCGACGACGCGAAACCTGTCGGCCCACTGGCTCCCAGTCAAACGAGAGATCGGGCGACAGGCTTGCGCCCACGCCTTGGACCAAATGCCCATCTCATCCCCCCTTTGCAAAGTGCGAGTCGTTGATCGTTTTCAATAGGTCGCGGAAGATGTCCTCAAGGACTTCCTCGGCTTCGCGCTGCGTTCTGTTTTCAAGCAGCGCTGAATAACGAGTCGGGGCGGAGATCGCGAAGTTGCGGAGCATTGCTGCCGCCTCTCTCGCGTCCGCCTCAACATCAGCAACCGCTACGTACTCGCCCTTGAGCTTTTTGTATTCGAGGTCTTTGATCTTTGCGGTCGCGACCTCTTTTGCGAGCCGGGCTTTGTTGAACGCTTCGTTTACGTTCAGAACAGCCGATATTTGCTTATCGTCCTCGTCATCGCCCGAGAACACGTCCGCAGTCTTTCTGGACGTGCGACGGCTCGCCTTTTTTCGTTCTTCAGACTTGACCAGAGCCTTGAAGGCTTTCAGACCTTCTTCTAACGGAATCTTTCCGTCGACAAGAGGCAGCTCGCCAGTCTTGCACTTTCCGCTAACGTATGCGGCACTTCGTCCGACTTGGCGCGCAAACTCTCGCATGCTGACGCCATCGTTCGCCATGCCAACACCTCGTTATTTGTTTTGTAATTTCATCTTTGCGCGTTCGAGCTTTTCGTTCAATACCGGCAGAGCCCGGCAAGCGTAAAGTGTTCACGGAAAGCGTAAAGTGAAATGTACATGTACACCCTTTTGAAATTTGCAACTAGACCGTTTTCGGGGCTCGTCCGACCCGCAGACCTCAAAAAGCCCCGGGAGGACCCAAGCTCTCCGTCGCTCATTCGACGCCCCATCACTGAGCGGGCTGAGGCTGAGGTTGAGCCTGCACAGGCGTCTGGCTCTTGTCATCAGTCACAGCATCGTAGATAGCGTTGCCGGCCATCGATCCTGCGGTCGCACCGAAGAGAGAACTCCAGAAGCCACCGCCGGAAGAGGCAGGAACAGATTGGATGACGGTCGTGTTCTTCTTCACAACAGTCGTGCGCTTCGGTGCATAGCTCTTCGTAGGAGCAGGACGGGAGAACGAACGTCCACCGCTGAACCCACGACCACCTCGTGCTTCCGCTGCAGTAGAAATGAAAAAGGCGACCGCAATGGCCGCCACAATAGCTTTCTTCATAGGTAACCCAAGGAATTAGAGAGGGCGAGGATTTCTCCCCGCCCCGACCTCGGAGCAAACTGCCCTAAGGTAGCAAAAAGGTAACCGCGCGGAGTGAGCTTCCTGGGGACATTCCGTCCCCGGCTAGGCTTGCGCGGTGTTGTAAACGAAAAAAGCCCGCAGGATCACTCCTACAGGCTTACATCTGGGTTTCGAACCCGCCTACGCAAAAAGGCATGCCGTTTTCTGAAGATACACCTATCCCAGAAAACGGCCCCGCTGATCACACAGCTTCAAATTGTCCTTTTAGTATAACTCATTTAGGCGGCATTCCTTCGAGTTTGAGCAGATTGTTTCGAATCATCTTCCTGCCCATCTCTACCAGTCCATCAAACTCCCGCTCGTGAAGATTGATGCGGTGATACTTCCTCAGGATGCGCTTCAGGTCCATAAAAGGCACGTGGAAGGCGTATGCAACGCCAACGACCATCTTCGCCTTTCTATAGCGTTCCGGCGCAACCGGGAGACGTTCCCACGCCCTCTGCACAAGCAGGGCATCGCTGACATCCACTGGCGGCGGCCCGTCATGCCGTTCGACAGGCGCGTCATTGTCCTTATCGTCGTCCGGCACGGCTTCCATGAAGGCGCACAGCGGAGAGCGTCCCTGCCGCTTTGGGTCTTGGTTCCACCGTCCCCAGTTGAGCAGACGATCTTCGAGAATCTTTTCTTCAGCGTTCATGTTCCTCTTCCCATTCATCACGACATGCGGCACAACACCAGCGTCGAACATTCCGAACTCCATCAACCGTTGCAGGTACCCTCTCGATCACTTTCCCGCAGTTCAAACACAAGCTCACTACGATCGGCCTCGGTCCCTCGGGCTTTCTCTCCTCTATCGCCGCACGCATGATCCACTCATCGCTTCTGGCAGCTCGGTCAGCATCATCCATGCTTCACCTCGTCAATAAAAACTTTTACACCCGGCTCGGGTCCGTACGCCTTTCTGGTCCGGCTGTCGATCACCTGCGAGTCGTCTTCAAACACGATGCCGTTCATGCCGTCAAGAATCGCCTTCTGCACGTTGTCAAGGTCCGGCTTTGAGACGTGATGCTCGACACCTTGCAGAGCCGCTGTGCGGCGTTTCTTAGACCATGACGAGGGCACAGGGAAGATGGCGAGGATGTCTACCCGGACCGCGTTCGGCTTTTCGATCTTTCTCTTGCCGATCATTGCCTCCTTTGCCCTGGCCGTCACGAGCGCTTCATACTTTCGCGTCGTGTCCGGCGTGTACGTGTGGCCGCTGCGAGTGAAGCGCGGCCTCCCTTTCCCCTTGGGGAGTCCTTCGATTGTGAAATTCATTGCTGTCATTCCTTTTGTTCATGTTTCGCAGAGCTGACGGACGGCCATCTCTTTGAGTTCCTCGACTTCGGTGTCGCCCACGGGCGCCTCAGCCACCCAGAATCCGGAGTCAGTCTCGATCCCGACGAACATCTCGCCATTTGGTCGAAAGAGTGGGCTGGAGAAACCTTCTCCAGTTCTTTGGCAGAGATAGACCGTCACGGGTTCCCCGGAGGCCGTCTCAAGTTGCCAGCTCACTTTGATTTCTTTGATGTGAATTCCTTTTGTTTTTGCCCATCGAAGTAGCCCTGCACGAAGGCTGCTCTCTTTTTGGGATTCATTCGAGCCGTGAGGCTCTGGTATTTCGCCATCGACTCACCACGCAATGCGGCAGATCGTCCGAGGCGATATTCGTCACTTTCTTTCATGACTCCTCCTTTGTTAAAAATCGATGTCGTTCTTCCGCATGCTCGGCCACGAGAACCGGATGAACTTGCATGTTTCTTTGAGCCGGTCGTACTCCTGCTCTCCTATCGCGCTCTTCAGCAGCGCCGGATCGGCGTTGGTGATCCAGATGGTCGGAAGTTGAGTGTCGTAGCGGGCGTACAAGACCTCTGAGAGGACTTCCTTTGTGATCGGCTTCGCGTCTTCCTTTGCGACCTCATCGACGACAAGCAGCGGACAGGTTTTGTAGGCTCGCTTGACGTCTGCGGTCGTCTTACCCGTCTCTCTGCAGCCCCAGGAATCGGCAACCCTCTGCCCCATCTCATGTGCCGTCGTGTAGATGCCGGCGCACTTGCTCAAGAGTTCCTGAAGCACCGCACACGCCAGATGGGTCTTGCCGGTCCCGCATTCGCCGATGAAAACCATCCCTATGCCGGACTGGCGAAGCGCGTCGAACTTTGTGATGTAGGACTCGGCGATCTTGAGCACCTTCGCTTTATGGTCGTTCCCATCGGTTCTGAAGGATGCAAGCGTTCTGGATCGGTACTTGGTCGGGATGGCCGTTCGGTCCAGCGTCTGCTCATACGCGCGGCGCTTTTCAAGCTCTTCACGTTCCTTTCGTTCGCGCTCTTCGTCTTCCTGCCGCTTCTGCAACTGGATCGCTCGGCACTTCGGACATCCGCTCGCATTCTTGAGCTCTCCCTTCAGGTAGGTCAGGTGCGAGATATACCGCCCATGCTCTGGGCATACCCGCTCCTCTTCACCCTCTGCAAAGCCCAACAGGCCGACCAAGCCTTCTGCTTTTTTCATGTTGTTTCCCTCAATCCACAATGATCGTTACGCCGTCGTCGGCGAGTTTTTCGGTTCTGCCTTCACCTCGGCAGCAGGCCTGAAGTCGTTCTCGGTATTCAGCCGTCTGGGTGATGTTCTGCGGCTTTCGGTAGGCGTTACCGATCGCCTTCGTCAACCAGGAAGCCTTGAAGCCTGCCCAGCCATTGCCGCAACACGTCTCTACAACTTGAAGCAGCGTCATGTGAGCCTTTTCTCCTTCAGTTCGAAGAAGCTCAAGCGCTCTTTCTGTCAAGGCCATCTTCTTCAGGGCGCGAATCTCTCCGAATTGCTTCCAGAGGTCATCAGGAACTTCAGCCGGCTTTTCGACCTTGATCCACTTTTTCCAGGCCTCGCCTTTCTTGGCTCTGGCTTTTGGCGGCGCGTCTTCTCTACTGGTTATTGATTGGTTATTGATAGGTTCATTGATAGGTTCGTGTCCCGTTTTCGGTACTACTGTCGTACCGTTTTCGGGACAACTGACGTACCGTTTTTGGGACAACTGGCGTACCGTTTTTGGGTTGTCCCGTTTTTGGGTCGTACCGTTTTCGGTACTTCCGTTTTTGGGCCAATCCTCTATGTGCAGAAGGTACTCATTCGAGTTGTGCACCTCTCGCTTGCGCACTGACAAAACGCCACGTTCCGCAAGTCTCGAAATGACAGCAAATACCGTCTTTCGATTCATCTGCGTCATGCCGCAAATGGTCTCGACGGACGGATAGCAGTTCTTGCCTTCGTCATCGGCCCGGTCGGCAAGAGCGAGGAGCACAAGACGTTCGGTTGATTTTTCAACCGGAACCATCCATGCCAGTGCGGAAACCTTGAAGCTCATGGCGTCCCCTTAGCGAATAAGCGACCAGTCAATATCTGGGCGCAGGTCTTCGCGCGTCACTTTTCGACAAGAAACCATCTCGATCTTCTCAGCGACTTCCGGGCTGAAGTTCTTCGACGGGACATACATGCAGTTGTGAAGCCAGCGGACAGAAATGCCTGCTTTTTGGCACAAGGCCTTCTTCTCGATAGGCTTTAGCGATTTGAAATATTCGAGCGCTCGAGGCGTCATCTCAGACCCCTAGGTGTTGTTTTGGTGTTAAACCATAATACAACATTTTCGGCGCTTTTGTTGGTTGCCGAACATGTTGCCGCGCATACACCTTTCACACTACTATTGCGGAAGGGAGGTACTTCTTATGAGTACGAATGAAAAAGACGCCCTGAAGCGGATACGCATTGCAAACCTGAGTCGTCTGGCAGAGCTGAATGGCTCGCGGTCTCGATTGGCCGAGATACTGGGCAAAGCTCCGCAGCAGATCAATGACATGATCAGAGGAACGAAGTCTTTTGGAGCACGAATCGCTAGAGAGATTGAAGATAAGCTTGACCTTCCTCCAGGAACACTTGACACGGAAAACGCAGAACTCGGCAACCCCCAAGTAAGCACGATACGTTTCAAGCGCATACCAATCCTTTCATATGTGCAGGCGGGAATGCTTACAGACAACGGACAAGAACAATACGATGAATGGGCGATCGTCCCAGAAACATTGCCGGAGAAAACTTTTGCTCTTCGCGTAAGAGGCGACTCCATGTCGCCAAATTTCCAAGAAGGACAACTGCTCTTCGTCGACCCCAATAGGCTGCCAAAACCTGGAGACTTCGTCATCGCACGTTCTACGTCTGGCATTCTCACAGAGACGACTTTCAAGAAATATGTCGTCACCGGATACGACGATCAAGGTCGAGAACTCTTTGACCTGAAGCCGCTGAACCCAGACTATCCAATCCTTCACTCCATGCAACACGGTTTAGAGGTCGTCGGCGTCGTTTGCGGATCATTCAACACCTACTAAACCAAACCCCATAACACAACCAAATCAAGCCCGCCACTCAAGGCGGGCTTTTTTTGTCTTAATTTCAGCGTCATTGATGCGCGTCAACAACTCCCCAATTTATACACCTCAACAACACCCTACAGCAACCATATTGGTTTTATTTTGGTGTAACATCAATGGTGTTGATTGGTTTCAACAGCACATAGCAAGAAGAAACCATTCAACACCAACCTGCCGGCAACAACCGGGAGGGCAGACATGAAAACGCGGACGCGTGGTGGCAGGTGTTGAGAAGCACGGAGCGGCGGACGTAGCTGATGCAGCTGAGAGAGGCAGAGGTCACGAAGACCCGAGCGGTTGCCTGCGGAAAACGCGGGGCCGTGCACAGCAGAAAGTCGATTCAAGCGTTCTTGCGCATGTGTTCAATGCGTAGGGGACTGGCGCGAGAGCGCTTGGATGGACTTTCATAAAGATCACAGCCGTCTCGCGGGCACCCGCAAAGAGCGACACGCGGGACGGCTTATCAGGAGAACACAATGACGGACAAGGACAAGCTCGACTACCTCGAGTACATCAAAGACTTCATGGATGAGGCCGCTAAGGCCTACATCCGGGGCGACGACGATGCGTACATCGGTGCACTCAACTCCGCTGACGCCCTTCTGACTGGTTTGCTCAACGATGACGACGAGGAGGACGAAGAATGAAGCGCAACGACTTCGACGCCCGACTGGCGCATCACCTCCGTTCGATCGGTCGCGAGACCTGCAGCGAAGCTGATGTCCACGAGTACGCGCTCATGAGCATCGCGAACGCCGCCGCGCTCGCTTTCTACATGAAGACCGAGCCGACCGTCATCCACTGCCCCGCAGCGGAGAAGTACGAGCAGGTCGCCTGCAACGTCCAGTGCGTCCTGGACGAACTTCCGTAACGACTTCGAGGGCAAACGGCTTGACGCAGATATGAGCCGGTTCGTTCCTGTCGCACTGTGCCGCGACACTCCGACGAATCCCAAAGCCGGGGCATCTGCAGACGAGAGGCTTTTGCGTTCACCCCGGCTCCCTCACCCACCACAAACCCAAAAGACATTCACGCGCCCTTGCCCGTGCCATCACGAGCCGGCAGTTCTTCCGAGCGAGGGCGTCTGAATGTCTTTTCTTTTTTTCGGAGGCGTCATGAAGCGCTTTATTACTTACCTCGACGACCTGGCGAAGCGGACCTACTTCGGCACGGACGGTACCGAGCCTCAGCGCTCTGGCGTACTCGGGTACCTCATCGATGGCCTCGAAGGCCTTCTCGGATTCTTCGGTCTCGTGATCCTGCCAGCAATGGCTGCGGCCACCCTCTATCACTGGATTTTTGACTAGGAGACAAACATGGCTTGGAACTACCCCGACGGCTGCGGACCTGACGACTACGAAAAGTGGTGCGGCCCCGACCCTGACGAAGAAGACGAGGACGAGGACGAAGAAAGTTACGACGAAGAGGACGAGGACGAAGGCGAGGTGCTCGAATGAAAGCGGAACCGCGCCAAAACCTGAGACCGCGCGAAATCGAGTACCTCACGCTCGTCGCGAAAGGTCTCAGACGACGCGAAATCGCCGAAAAGATGGGCATCGCGATAACGACCGTCAAGTACTACCACAAGGAAATGATGAGCGTGCTTTGCGCGAGAACTGCCGCAGAAGCAGTCTACAAAGCTTTTCAACGCGGGATTTTCAAGGTAACCCAATGAGCTACTCAGACCCAGTCAAGACGATTGACCACATCCCCCAGGATTTCGACATGAAACGGATTACTCGAAAGCGACCGCTCGAGCAGCGGCGCGCAGCAAAGCAGGCTCGCCAGAACGTCGAGCCTTTTTCGTGTGAACGACCCTCGCTGATCTGGAAGGTCGTTGTTCTCGCAGGAGCGCTCGCAATTGTTGCGGCAGCGATCTTTCAAGGAGTTTTGAATGGCAGCAATTAAGACTGCAGAGATGGAACGCGATGCCTGGTTGCTAGAGCGCACGAAGGGCATCGGTGGCTCAGACGTCGCCACCGTTCTCGGACTCAATCCTTACAAGACTCCCTGGAGCCTCTGGGAAGAGAAAACCGGGAAGACCGAAGGGTCGCCGGCAGGTGAGGCAGCCTACTGGGGAACGACGCTTGAAGACGTGGTTGCAAAAGAGTTCAGCAAGCGCACCGGAATGAAAATTCAACGCGTGAACTTCCTCCTCTCAACCGGCGAGGGAGGCTGGATGCGCGGCAACATCGACCGGGCGATCGTCAACGAGCAGATTGCTAAGACGGTCCGCGTCCACAAGCCCGAGAAGGCAGCCCAAACAGGACTCATGCTTTCGACCGACGTTGGCCTCGAATGCAAGACCGCAAACGCCTTCATGGCCGACAAGTGGGGACCTTCGCAGGAAGATGAGATCGTGTCCGGCAAGGTCGTCACCGAGCACCAGATTCCGCTCTACTACGAAACGCAGATTCAGTGGTACATGGCGGTGACTGGCATCAAGAAGTTCTATGTCGCTGTTCTCATCGGCGGTCAGGACTTCCGAATGTACGAAGTGCAGCGCGACGAGGACGTGATCAAAGCCATCGTCGAAAAATGCCGAGTCTTCTGGTTTGAGAAGGTCCTTGCTGATGTTGCTCCCGATCCCATCAACGTCGACGACATCAAGAAGCTCTACTCCCGCGACAACGGCGAGCTGAAAGAAGCCAGTAACGACGAAGCCGCCGACATCGGCGAGCTCCGAACGATCAAAGAACAGATCAAAGAGCTTCAGGAGCAAGAGAAGGCCGTCGCCTCTCGCGTGATCCTCGCAATCGGTGAAAAGACCGGACTCACGATCGGTGGTCAAAAGGCTGTCACCTTCAAAGCACAGGACAGCTCTCGTTTCTCCTCCGCCACCTTCAAAAAAGAACACCCGGATCTGTACAAAGACTTCGTGCAGACCACCTCCACCCGAATCCTTCGACTCGCTTAAAAAGGAAACTCATGTCAACTACTGACGTTCTCAAATCGCAGGTCGCTCCTGCCGCCGCACAGACCGCCGTCGTGCAACAGGTCAAAGCCGCAACCGTCATCGACGTCGTGCGCTCGAAAAAGTTTCAGGCACAGATGGCCCTGGCACTTCCGAAGAGCATGACTGCTGATCGCCTGACGCGCATCGTCATGACTGAGTGCCGCAAGGCACCGGCTCTTCTGAAGTGCGCCCCTGAGAGCTTTTACGGCGCAGTCCTCCAGTGCGCTGCTCTCGGCCTTGAGCCAGGTTCCGCGCTCGGGCATTGCTACCTGCTGCCCTTCGGGAATGGCAAAGACAAGTCTGGTCGTCCGAACGCCCAGCTCATCATCGGCTACCGAGGAATGATCGACCTCGCACGTCGATCCGGACAGATCGTCAGCCTCTCCGCATACTGCGTGCACGAACAGGACACCTTCAACTACAAGCTCGGTCTTGATCCGGACATCGAGCACATCCCTGCGTCGGTTGCGGATCGAGGAAAGGTCACTCACGTCTATGCCGTCGCGAAGCTCAAGGGCGGCGGGGTTCAATTCGAGGTTATGTCACGCGCCGAGATTGAAGCTGTGCGCAAGACCTCAAAAGCAGGCACCTCTGGCCCCTGGTCCTCGCATTGGGACGAGATGGCAAAGAAGACCGTCATCCGGCGCCTCTTCAAATACCTCCCCGTCAGCATCGAGGCCGTCCGCGCAGTCGAGATCGACGAGAAGTCGGACCGTGGCGAAGCAGTAACGCAGCAGGACTTCATTGAAGGCGAGTTCATAGAGAAAGGCACCGCTGCAGAGCAGTATCTCGAAGCCCCGGTCGTTGACGACGAAATCCACGAAAACAATTAACCCATTATCTCTAACCCATTATCTCTACAAGGAGAAGCTCATGGGAAGCTCTTCAAAAACCCCTGTTCCCAAGCCGAATTGAACAAAATTGTTCCGTTCGGTTTTTCTTTACAACGTCAAAAAATGGTGTTTTTTT